AATTACAAGTAAGAATAAACCTACAATTACTCGAGAACTCTTCGATAAATCCACGAAGAGCTGGCTGAAATGATTGTGGGTTAAGGTAATCAGCTTCATCAAGTATAACTACTTTATAGCCACCTTGTAAAGAAACAGTAGAAGCAAACTGTTTAATCTTAGTTCGTAGTGTATCAATGTTACCTTCTTCAGAACCATTGATAACAATGTAGTCAAGATCTAGTGATTTACATAGAGCTTTGGCTACAGTAGTTTTACCGAGTCCGGCGGTACCAGTGAAAAGCATGTTTTGCAATTCACCGGTATCCACCATCTTCTGGAAGGTATTCTTAAGTGACACTGGTAAGATAGTGTCAGCAATAGTTTGTGGGGCGGTATTTTTCAACCCAAAGAAATTCCATAGACATTTACAATCCTCATAACAAAAAATAATTATATCACACATTCATAAGATTGTAAAGGACTATTCATCATCCTCCATTGCTTTTTCTTGTTGAATAGTTTCAACAAGCTGAATGACCTGTACAGCATCATCCCTTAGCTTACCAATGGTTGATAGTTCTTCGCCTTTAAAAGCGCCACGTTGAGTCATGGCATCTACGATGGCAACCGAAGAACGAGACACTTGATTTGCAAGTGTCATAAGGTGATCCATCTTATCTGGTTCTGTGTCTGACATATTATACTCCGTACGTTGATGTCTTTTCAAGTGCAATCCAATATTGAACGTTCATTTCTTTATGAGCAAAACGAGTAATTAACTTCGAAGATATTTCTACATCGTAATCACCTTGAATGATTTTCAGATTAGCAATACTCAAAATAAAATTAAACTTTGCTTCATTATTATACTCACCATCAATGTCGATCGAAAATGCATTGGATGTTGAGTTCTGGCTATCAACCACAGAAAGACTAAGTACACCACCTTCGCCAGTGATTGACACTTCGCTATGACCAAGAGTGGATGCTGCCCTCTTAATTTTGCTTAGTGTATCATTAGTCAATGTAAACTTAACATCCGGTGTCGGCATGTTAATATCTTTTTGTGGGGCGGTCAATGTTTCTTCGGGTGAGAAGAAATACTTAACCTTAGATCTACCAGTTGAATCGCCAATAACTACATGCTCTTCGGCAAATTTAAGTCGTGGTTGATCAACTAGAGATAAGACACCAATGAACTCATTGAGATCATAAATGCCAAAGCTTTGTGGAAACTCAGCATCAACTACTGCAGTAGCCAATACATTACGAGCTTCAGAGATAGTCTTAATTGTGTTACCTTCTTTAATCAACATGTTTTGGTTGATACCAGAAAAGTTTTTTAACACAGACAAAGTATTTTCATTTAATTCCATAATAACCTTCCATTCCAATTGTTAGTATATTATACCACAGATAACTGAGGTTGTACACTACTTTTCACCATTTTACTAAAGTTTTTTTCTTTTACAAACTCAATCTTATTACTAAACCTGCCGTCAAGGATTTCACCTTTATGCGATATGACAAACACATTTGTATCATCGCCAAGTGTATATAGAATCTTAATAAGATTTTCTACACCTTCATGATCAAGTGATGAATCAAATGTTTCATCGAGTAATAGCAAGTTAGTAGCAACTGAGTTCTTCATCTTAGCAATCTGTCTCCAAGTAAACAACAGTGCTAAATCAATTCTTTGTTTTTCACCTTCACTAAACGAATCATAAGTAAACTCATCTCTATGCCTTGACCGAATAGTTTCTTGGAATGATTCGTCAAGATTAAAATGCACAAAGAAGTCAAGTACTTGTAGATACTGATTAACGAGTTTATTTATTACCGGTAAATACTGCTTAATAATTTTAGTCTTAATACCGGTATCTTTTAACATTTCATGAATAACAGAGTTATAACTAAACTGGTCTGATAAAGTTAACTTACGTTCCATCATGTTATTCTTATCTGTATTATATACTGACAAATCTTCTTTAGCTTTATCCAAGTCTACTGAAACTTCTTTATCCAAAAACTTTTGATATTCTGCTATATCTTTTTGGAGTTTTGAAATTTCTTGCGAGTTGGAAGTGAGTTGATGTACCCGATCTCGAAGCGTTGAAAGTATGCTAGTCTGCTCTTTAATCTCCGACTCCACTCCTTGGCCTTCAACTCCGATTTGCTTGAGCGCTGCCTTCCCCCTATTCTGAGATTCTTTCGTAGTGAGTAAAATCTCATGTTTATGGCCGTCTGAAATGGCTTGGTCGCATACGGGACACGCTTCATTCTCTTCGAAAAAGCTGATCCGCTTGCTGACGTGGCTGAGACGCGTCTGCCTATCTTGACTTCGGAGGAGTAAGTCCTGTTTCCTATCTTGTAAAGATCGTAGCCGCTCTTCGGATGCAGATACAGATTCATCGAGTCCGACGCTAAGCTCACTATTCTTAGCCTGTAGTTTATCGATGAGATCCTGCGATGCATGTATCTTAGATTCATATTGGTTCCTACTTTCATTTGTAAGAGCTGTAATATCACGAATGTATTTTGTTTGTGTTTCAATTTTGTTTTTTACAATGTCAATCTGGTAATTAACATCTTTAATATTTTCTTTAAGTGCTGCATTCTTTTCTCTTAGTATAATATTCATTTTAGAGAAAACATTAATATCCAGAAGATCCTCGATAACTTCTCGCCTGATACCTGCCGGCAGCTGCATGAACGGGATAAATGAGGAGCTACCCAATACAACAACCTGATGGAAGGTTTTATGATTTAGCTTCAAGATGTTTTGTTCAAGGATCTTCTGGTACTCTTTAGCATGTGATGATTGATTAATCATCGTGCTATTCTTCCAAATTTCAAATACGTTAGGTTTAATTCCTCGGCATATTTTATATTGGTTACCACCTACATGAAACTCAACTTCGACTAAACAGCCTTTGTTATTAATTGAGTTAATAAGCTGGTCTTTTTTAATATTACGGTGTGCTTTACCAAATAAACCAAATGATAACGCATCAAGCATTGTAGATTTACCAGCACCATTGTGACCTACTACAAGAGTTGTTTTATCGTTATCTAAATCTATTTCTGTAAATGTATTTCCGGATGATAAAAAGTTTTTGTACTTTATAGTCTTAAAAATAATCATGCAATCTCTAGTGCTTGTGCCTCTGTCATAAGTTCACGCATTTGAATTTTGATTCTATCTTTATCTAAATCAGTATCCACAGCATCGATATATGTATCAACAATTTCTTGTGTATCATCAAAATTTATATTGTCATCTATGCCAACATTTTCACCAACAAACTCACTGAAATTTTCAGCAATCTTAAGTTCATGAATATCTTGATTCTGTATACGATCTATAAATCTATCAAACACAAATGAATCAGTTTTATTAATAACTACGACCTTGACAAATTTTCCATCAAGATCTGATACATTATAGTTATTATAATCCATTTCGCTGTCATTGTAAAGGACTTTATGAAATAAAGTGTATGGATTTAATATTTTTTCTATTTCACGAGTTTCAGTGTCAATGATATGGAAATACTTAGGATCATGGGCATCAGACCAGAAAAATTCTAATTGACTACCTAGGTACCAAATATTATCTTGATAAGAAGCTACATGATAATGTCCAGTTAAAACCATTTCAAATCGAGAAAATGTTTTATGATCCATGCCATGTGAGTTCTTAACACCTCGCATCATTTCAAATCCATTTAGTTCTAAATGACCACCAAGCCAATCAGCTTCGCAATTAGTTATAAACTTCATAGACTCTTGATAGTTTTCATTATTAATCCATGGCAACATTGCAATCTTTAATGATCCATATTCTAAGACAGTAGGTTCCATAATAATATGGATTTCATTCATATAATGACCAAGACATTCTTTTAGAGAATTAAGATCATTAGTATTTTTGAAATACGTATCGTGGTTGCCAGGGATAATATCCATCTTCATCCCATACTTACGTAAAGGATCCAAGAAATGTTTACGATTATGATTAAGTGCTTTAAAGTTTACAAACTTTCGCTGATCATAAAAATCTCCTAAGTGTATGATCTGATCAATATTATGTTCTTGGCAATAAGGAAAAAAGATATCTGAATAAAAGCTAGCTGCGTTATTCAAAAATATTTCTGATGAATTACGTATGCCACAATGAGTATCATTTAGTACTGCGATCTTCACTCTAAAAACTCCGATAAATTCGAATCAGCAAGTGTAACTTTTCTTTTCTTTTTTTCTTCTACAACTAGCTCTTTTACTTCTGCATCTACATGTCTTACCTTTTCAATACGACCACGTAGTGTATCGATAAATGCACCAGCAACTTGAGTAGTCATATCATCGCCATGTTCATTAACCATAACGTTTTCGATACCAGATTTTGTTAGGTACTTAAGTTTAATGTCTTGTTGTTTTTTTTCTTTTGCATTCCTTTGAAGGTTAGCATACCGACCTATTTGAGTAAAATTTGCAAATGCATTTGGCTTACCTGTTCTTGTGGCTGCTTCAATATTGTAATTTTCTATTGCCTTAAGACAATTCTCAACTCCATCCATTACCATTTCTTCGCGATATGTATAGCGA